GAGGCTTACGCGCGCGTGATGGTCAAGCGCGTGAGGCCCTTGGGGTTGTAGGCCCCGATACCGATGTTCTCAAACACCGAGAAGCCGATGGTGCGGGCCTTCGGGTCGTCGGCAGAGAGCACGGTCAACTCGGTACGGACGGGCATCCGACCGAACATTTCCGGCTCGCAGCAGACGTACACGGTGCCGACCGGGACGAGACGCGACACGATGATTTGCGCGCCCCAAAGCGTGCCCATGAGGCCCGTCTTGAGCAACTCGCGCTGGCTCTCGATGTCGAGAATGTCGCGACCGAACTTGCGGAGGTCGGCGTAGTCCCGAGCGTTCATGAAGACGCGAGCGACACGGAGGTCGTTGCGCTCAATCTCCGCGTAGGCGTCCGCGAGCACCGCACCGCTGATGGGGGCGACAACCGGAATGTCGGGGTTGAACTGCCCCGGCACCGAGTCGAAGCCCGTCACGGCGATGGCGTCGAGAACCGCGAACACGCGCTCGTCCTCGGCTGCTTGGATTTGCGCCCGAGCCAAGTCCTGTGCGCGCTCAATGAGGTCGAACCGACGCTCCTTGATTTGCGTGAGCGGAATCTCGGGGTTGGACGCAATCTCAAAGAGCGGGAAGATGACACGGCGCGGCTTGGTGATTGCGACGATGTTCTCGCCTTCCTCACCAACCACGAACGCGGTAACGTCCGGGTCTTTGTCGTAGATGGGCAGGGCACCATCCGGCAACTGCTCCACGAGGAAGGTCTTGCGACCCACCGCCATGTAGTCGCGACGGAGGCGAAGCGGCTGCGTCATGGACGCGGCCAACTTGGCACGACCCTGCGGAGTATTGATGTACTCCGAAATCAACTTCTGCTTGACGCTGTTGGCGACAGACATTTTCGTGCCCTCCCGTCAGATGCGCTGGTCGAACACGATTTCGGGCTGCGTACTGTCCGCAGGCATCCGAAGAATCGCGATGGTGGTTGCAACTGCCGCGCCGTTGGTGACCTCGGAGGAGAACGACGCCGTGGTGGCGAGGTCTGCACCCGCAGAGTCCTGCGCGGGGATGAGGTAGCCGTTGCGGCTCGCCATCAGACCCATGCCCGACGTGTAGGTGAGGTCGTCAGCCTGCGCGTAAGTGCCCGCAGCGGCGGGAGCCTGCGTCTCAAACAGTTGGGACGCATAGGTTCCCATTGCGGAGACGTAGGGGCCGAGGCCCGACGCGGGGCCGGGGGTGTTCTCGTAGGCGTTGCCCACGGCGTTGTTGATGAACAGACCCACGGGCTTGGTGCAAAGCGCGTTGACGCCTGCTCCCGGCTCCTTGGGGCCGCCGATGTAGTTGGAGCCTTCGTCGGGGCGGGTGAACGCCACCGAGCCGCTCAACACGCCGAGGACGGAGGTGTCCACGTTGTTGCTGATGGTGGTCGAAGGGGTCGTGACGATGGGCGGGTTGGTTTGGGTGAAGGAGTCAATCGTCAGCACGGCGTTCGTGTTGCGAATGCCCACATGGAGCAACCGCAGAGCCGACGAAGACTCCGTAAACCCACCACTCGCCTGTCCAAGCATAGCCATGATGTACCTCTTGGCGTTGCTCCCTGTTTACAGGGATGGGGTGTTACCGAAGTCCGAGCGGTGAGCGGAACTGCCCACCTACCCGCCAACCACCACACCCAAAGGGGAGCGAGGGCTGTACCTATGCGTGCCGATATGCACTCTCTATTGAGGAACCGCGAAAACTAAAACGATGAAGGGCAAGGAGGGGGTTGCCTCCTTGCCCTTCATGTGCGGTCAGACTGCTGACCCCGCGCTCCCGCTCCCGGTCAAGGGGGCGGGGCGGGTGGGTGTCAGAAGTACTTGCTCACATCGGGGGCCGACTCCCACAACTTGGAGAGGTCGCTGACCTCTGCGGCCTCCTTCGTGATGCCACCGAGGCGCGTGGCCCCCGTGGACGCCTTCTTCGGCTGCGGACGGAGGGAAGCGGCCTTCTGCTGACCCTTCTTCTCGGCCTGCTGCTCCTCTTGCTGCTCCTCGGCATCGGCAGCGTCGTCCTTGCCCTGCTGACCCTTCTTGGCCTGCTTCATCGGCCCCTCACCAAAGAGGGACGCGAGGAGAGCGTCGTCGTCGTTCATGCCGCCGTCCATGAGGCCCATCGGGTCGCTCATCATGCCGTCGTCATAATCGTCGCCGCTCGGGTCAACGACCATGCCGGAAACGGGGTCAACGTAGTTGTCCCCGCTCGGGTCGATGAGCATGGCCTCGGGAGCGTCTTGGTACTCGGCACCGAGCACCGAACCCATGCCTTCCTCTTGGAGCATCTGCTCCAACTGCTGCTCCTCGACGGGCTTCTGCTGCGCCTTCGGCATCTGCATGTACTGCTGCGCCTTCATGCCCTGCATGGCCTCGTGCGGCACTTGCGGGCCGGAAGCGTCACCCTGCATGGCGAGTTGCTCGGCCATCATGCCGAAGGGCTTGACCGCCTGCTGCGCCTTCGTGGGCATCATGCCCTGCTGCGCCTCGTTCTGCATGGCCTCAAGCATCAACTCCTCAAGGTCGGCCTCGCCACCCTCGGCACCCTGCTCCTCTTGGAGCATGGCCTCAAGCATGGCCTCCTCGGTGGGCTCGCCCTGCTGCGCCTCTTGCATGTAGGACATGGGGAGGCCAGCGGTGAGGAGACGCTCGATACGAGCGAGACGAGCCTCAAGGCCGGAAGCCTTCTTGCCACCCTTCTTGGCCTTCATCTCTTCCTCGTCCTCGTCGCCCTCGTCGGACTCGTCCTCGTCGGACTCCTCGACCTCCTCCTCGACCTCCTCCTCGACCTCCTCCTCAATCTGCTGCGCGAGGCGACGGAGGTAAGCAGCCTTGGCGAGAGCGGCCTTCTTGCCACCCTTCATCTCCTGCTGCTCCTCCTCGGTGCCCTCGTCCTCGTCCTTCTTCTCTTGCTGGGCACGACGACGGAGAGCAGCCTTCTTCTTGGCCTGCACGGCCTGCTGCTCCTCCTCCTCACCCTCGTCCTCACCCTCGGGCTTCTCGTCCTGCTCCGCAAGGCGGGAGAGGGAGGCTTGGAGGGCGCGCTCGCTCATGTCCATGAACGCGAGGGCTTGGTTCTCGACCTCGTGCTGCGAAGCGGTCGGCCCGAGCATGGCCGAGGCGAGACGCACGCACTTCGCCGCCTTGCGCTCAAGCGCGAGGGCCACAGACCCCTGCTTGGCGATGTAGGCCGGGGAAGCAGGCCCCTCATCGGGGTACGACGGGTGCGCCGACTGCGGGTACGGGCCGGGGTTCGGGTCTTCGGCCCAAGAGGACGGGTCGCCGTTCTCGTAGGCGTCGGCCTCGGGGTCGGGCTGGTACGCGGGGTTGGCTGCGCCCTCATCGGGGTAGGCGGGATGGGCAGAAGCACGACGAGCGGGAGCATTGGTTGCCCCGCCGCGCTTCCAAGTAAGACGCTCACGCATGGCTATGTCCTCGGTTGCGGGGGTTGAATGCTCCCCTTTCGGGTGAGCAGGTTGCCGATTCGGTATGCGACCCGAAGTTCGGTAGGGGAGAGAACCCTCCGCGCCTGCTTGTGGCAAGCGCGAAGGTATTCGTCGGGGGACGAGTACCTGTCGGTCGCACCTACCATAAGTGCGGTGCGATAGACAGATTGTGGAACGCGAAGTCCAAAAGAGCGGTCGATTTCTGCAAGCCCGTTGACGAGTGCAGCATCCGAAGATGCTACCCGAACGAGTGCATTGACCGTATTGGCATAGGCTTGGCGAGCGAACTTCGCGGTGGCTTCCTTGATGATGCTCTCATTCGGAGCCGTGGGGGCTGCGAGAGCCTTCTCGATGTTCTGCTCGCGGAGTTCCTTCTCCAAGCGGTCTTTCACTCGCGTCTTGACCGCGTTGTAGAGGTCGTCCTCGATTTCTGCGAACGGGCTTGCGGGCTTCTCGGGAGCCGCAGGAGCCGCAGCGTCAGCCTCGCCTCCACCCTCGTCTTCCCCCCCAAAGTCGAACTGCTGCGCGACACGGTGCTCGGACGCCGCCCGCAGGACGTTGGTGCCCCACTCGGCAGGGGGAGCCGAGAGCACCTCGGAGAACTGCTTCGCCTTCTCGGGCGCGACGGAGGCGGGGTCGAGAATGTTCCGCATCACCGCCCCGGCGAACGCGGGAACCGCAACCCACGAAGCCTCGATGAAGTGGACGCCGCCCGTCTCACCATGCGAGGAGTGCCCGCACAGTTCTGCGATGACCCGCCGCTGACCACGGGGGTCGAAGAAGGTGTTCAGTTTGGAGTACTTGACATGCTCGCAGAGGTCAGTCTCGTCCACCGCGACGTTGCCGCATTGCGAGCAGAGCGTGAACTCGCAGGAGCACCCCATCGACAGGGTGCCCATCTTCCCGTTCTCGATGTCCTGCACCAACTGCGCGTGCTTGCGGTCGGTCGCCACGAGAATATCGACGTAGAGGGAGGGGCCAATGTCGCGGGCCACCGCGTCGATGATGCGGCCCTTCGACTGCTCCTCAATCTGAACGTGCTCCAAGAAGTTGTGTGCGCCGATGAACGTGCGGTACGACTTGAGGAGCACGTCACGGCTCCACGAGTCCCCGTTGTTGTTCACAAACTGCGCGCACTCGGGCTTGATGTAGTAGTCAGCCCACTTCCGCGTGAGGATGCGGGAGCCGACCTTCTCCGTGCCCAACTTCACGTTCGGCACGGTGTCTACGTCCACGCTCGCCACGATGGAGCAATGCGTAAGGAGGTAGCGGTCGGGGGTGAACTGCTCCCCAAGGATTTCTCCCGCCTGCGCGACGAGGTTCTTGGACGCCGTAGGGGCAGCAGAGGCTTGCTTACGGATGCCCTGCCACGCAGCCCCGGTGATACGGGGGTGCATGACCTGTGCGCGGGCGTACTTCATGAACGCCATGCGTCACTCCCCCCCGTGGTCGTGCCCGAGAATGTCCTCTTCCTTGATGAGAAAGAGACAACCGGGGCAACCGAGCAGGCGTTCGCTCACCCCGTTCATGCGCTTGTAGATAGTGCGGCGCAGGGGGGTGTCGTCGCACTTCGGGCAGTTGTAGCAGCCCGCGTCTTGCTCGGAGCGCGTGAGGCGGTACTTGCGTCCCGGTGCCGACCAATAGAGCGCGTTCCGCACGAAGCCGTGCGCGACCTTGCTCGCAATGTCAGCGGTGTCCTTGCTCTGTGCGGGAGAAGTGGTGGGCACAGGCACCGTGCCTACACCCCCCGGCACACTCTCCATGCGCGGGGGGTTGGCATCGCCATTGGCGTCGATGCGTTGCAGTTCTTCGACGGGATACCGCTTTGTCCCGCCTGTGAACTGCACATCAGCCATGCCAATGGCGGGCCACAGGGCCACTACTCGTCCCGACACCCCCGGCAGGTATCCGAAGGGCACGACAACATCACCAACGGCGAACTCGGAAGCCCGCTCTTGGTAGTTGACGTAGTTCTGTGCAGTACGAGAGCGCACGGGGTCGCCTCACGGAAAGGGGTTCAGCGCGTAAGGTTGAAACCCCAATCGTTCGTCGCGGACGCCTTCTTCTTGGCACCCTTCTCCTGCTGCTCCTCGGCGTCGGCGTCGGCGTCGTCCTTCTTGCCCTTCATGTTCTTGAGGAACTCGGGGGGCAACTCCTTCTTCTGCTGGCCCTTCTTGGCCTGCTTGGCGACCGCCTGCTGCTCCTCCTCCTCGTCCTCCTCGACAGGCTCCTTCTCGGACTCCTGCGCGAGGATGATGCCCGCCGCCTTCGTCAGAAGGGACGCGAGGTGGACAGGGCCGAGTTCGCCCGCCTCCTGCAACTCACCGAGAACGTGGTACTTCTCTTGCGTGAAGTGCCCACCCATCCACGGCTC